CAAAGGTGCGTTTAGAGCGAATGTACGCGAAGAAGCGAAAACTAAACCCGTTAAGCAGGCGGTAGCAATCGCGTATTCAGTCAAAAGAGAAGCAGCTAAAGCCAAAACAAAAAAATGATGCGTCCTTTAAGTAATTGTGTTTTAATCAGGCAAGATATTGAAAAGCTGTCAGAATTACTTGTTCTACCCCAAAACAAACTGTTTAGCGGCGTAATTGTTGCTATTGGAGAGGGCAAAAGATTACCGAAAGGTGGGCTTGAGCCAATGAACGTAAAAGAAGGGCAACACGTTCTTTTCGGTGAGTTCAGTGGGCAGAAAGTAAACATTGATGGCGAAGAATTACTCATAATGCGAGAACCGGACATCATTGGGATACTAGATGGCATACGATAATACATCCATGAACACTGTTGGCATCGTAGCCAACGGCGGAAAGAATAAAGATGATCCACGGGATGTCTTATCGACCATGCGTCATCGTTTCCAGATGGCGATGTCTGCTTACTCCGAGTCCCGTGAGGACGAGTTAGATGACTTACGCTTCATGGCTGGATCTCCTGATAATGGCTGGCAGTGGCCCGCAGACGTACTAGCTACAAGGGGCTCTGTTCAAGGACAGACCATCAACGCAAGACCTTGCCTCACTATTAACAAACTACCGCAGCACGTCCGTCAAGTAACAAACGAACAACGTCAGAATCGACCCTCTGGAAAAGTAATCCCTGCGGACGATAAAGGCGACATTGAAGTAGCAGAAGTATTTGAAGGTATGGTTCGCCATATCGAGTATATGTCTGACGCCGATGTAGTCTATGACACCGCTTGTGAAAACCAAGTAACGTATGGCGAAGGCTATTTCCGCATTTTGACCGAGTATTGTTACGACAATAACTTCGATCAAGACATTCGTTTAGGCCGTATCCGCAACGCGTTTAGCGTGTACATGGATCCGATGATTCAAGATCCTGCTGGTTGCGACGCTGAATGGTGTTTTATTAGCGAAGATATTGAAAAGTCTGAATACGAGCGTCAATTCCCCAACGCCGCACCCATTACGTCGATTATGTCCCAAGGCGTAGGTGACGAGTCCTTAAGTCAATGGATTAACGAGAATACGATTCGTATTGTTGAGTATTTTTATTACAAACATACCCCCACTAAGCTTAATTTGTATCCGGGAAACCAAGCATTTTTTGATGGCAGCCCTGAAGATAAACAAATGAAAGAAATGGGTCTAAAGCCCATTAAGTCACGCATGGTTGATGTAAAAAAAGTCATGTGGATGAAAACCAATGGCTACGAAATCCTTGAAGAACAAGAATGGGCGGGTAAATGGATCCCTGTGATCCGTGTAGTAGGTAACGAATTTGAGGTAGATGGTCGCATTTATGTGTCTGGTTTGGTCAGAAACGCTAAAGATGCCCAAAGGCTTTACAACTACTGGGTCAGTCAAGAAGCAGAGATGCTTGCCTTGGCTCCAAAAGCACCGTTTATCGGTTATGGCGGTCAGTTTGAAGGCTATGAGAACCAATGGAAAACCGCTAACACGACCAATTGGCCGTATTTAGAGGTTAACCCCGATGTAACTGATGGAATGGGCACAACTCTGCCACTTCCACAACGCGCCCCACCTCCTTTGGCACAAACTGGATTAATTCAAGCCAAAATGGGCGCGTCTGATGATATCAAGTCCACCACTGGACAGTATGACTCGAGCTTAGGTGCCACAAGCAACGAACGCTCGGGGAAAGCTATTCTTGCCCGTGAACGCCAAGGTGATGTGGGTACTTTCCACTACGGCGACAACCTGACTAAAGCGATTCGCTATGCAACGCGTCAGTTAATTGACCTGATCCCGAAGATTTACGACACCGAGCGTATTGCTCGTATCGTTGGCGTAGATGGTGAAGTGTCAATGGTCAAGTTAAACCCTGAACAGCCTGAACCAGTTAAGAAAATTGTAGATCAAACAGGCATTGTGATTGAGAAAATCTACAACCCTAGCGTTGGTACTTACGATGTGGTTGCTACTACAGGCCCAGGCTATATGACCAAACGCCAAGAAGCCCTTGAAGCTATGGCTCAGATTTTGCAAGGCAATCCTGAGCTATGGAAAGTGGCTGGCGATCTATTTGTGAAGAATATGGATTGGCCTGGCGCTCAAGAGATGGCTAAACGCTTGGCTAAGACAATTGATCCTAAACTCATGTCCGATACAGACGAAGATCCAGCATTGCAAGCGGCTCAACAGCAGATGCAGGCAATGGGTCAAGAGATGGAAGGTATGCACCAGATGTTGCAAAACGTGGGTAAATCCATTGAAATGCAAGACTTGGAGCGTAAAGACTTTGAGGCTCAAATTAAGATGTTTGATGCTGAAACTAAGCGTTTATCGGCGGTTCAAGCCTCTATGTCGCCTGAACAGATCCAAGATATTGTTATGGGAACCGTGCATGGCATGATGGTTAATGGCGATATAGTGACCGAAATGCAACGTGACACCAGCATGGATATGCAAAAGGAAGATCAAAGAGAACAGCAAATGGAACAACCTATGCAGCCTCAAGGTCAACCAATGCCACAAGAAATGATGCCTCCTGAACAAATGCCGCCTGAAGGGATGATGCCACAATGAAAGCAGCCGATTTTGTAGGCTTATTCTTTTTAGCCCGTGATGTAACCCATTCGGTGCATTTAAATACCCGTAGCTACTCAAAGCATAAGGCTTTGCAAAAGTTCTACGACAACATTATTGATCTAGCTGATGCGTTTGCCGAAGCCTACCAAGGCCGTCATGGTTTAATTGGCCCGATTAGTCTGATGTCAGCTAAAAAAACAACCAATGTCATTGAATTTTTAGAATCTCAGCTTGCTGAAATTGAATCCATGCGTTACGATGTTTGTGACAAGACAGACTCCGCATTACAGCAGTTAATTGACAATATTATTGAGCTTTACCTTACAACGCTCTACAAATTACGCTTTTTAGCATAAGGAACCAAACATGGAACTTTTACACCCCCTAGCCGACGTTGAATTCCCCGCTACTTCTGCTGCAAGTGGCGCTGCTGCAGCTACTGTTGGCACTTGGAGTCCTGGGCCACAAGGCGTATTAGTCTGGGCAACCCAAGACGTTTATGTTGCTGTCGGTGTTGGCGCTGTTGCTACAACCGCAAGCACTCCTATCCCAGCTTACACACCAATCCCATTTTTTGCACCCCAAACAGGCTCCGGCGCTCCTTGGGTTGTAAGCGTATTACAAATATCGGCGGCTGGCGTTGCTTACGCTAAACCGATTAATATTCGATGAGCTGGGGTGTTGGACTTCGCACTGGCGTAGCCGTAGGGCTTGGCAGTATCGCCTCGTTTTTTTCGGGCTACGGGCGCGATCAAGAATTTGGCAATTTAGCCACGGAAGCTGATAATAACCTCGTCCAAGAGGACGGCGGTTTTATTATTGTTTAAGGAATAAGCTATGTCTGTTAACCTTTCGCCCGTTGCAGGCGCAGCCGCACAGTTTTTGGATAACAGCGGCAATGTATTGACAGGTGGTAAGCTATACACTTACGCGGCTGGCACAACCACACCGCAAGCTGCTTATACAACTGCTGCGGGTAACGTAGCTTGGTCTAACCCAATTATTTTAGACGCAGCGGGCCGTGTATCTGGATCTGGTGAAGTTTGGCTATCAGGCAATATTTCGTATAAATTTGTAATTAAAGATACTAATGACGTTTTAATTGGAACTTATGATAATTTATCTGGTTTAGCTACAGCAGGGCAGTCAGGGTACATAACCGCTACACAAAGCCAAACAGTATGCGCCGTACCTTTTACTTATTTAGCAGGTGCAAGTTCGTTAAACGTATACGTAAATGGTAGCAAACAAGTTGTTGTTTTAAATTACACCGAAACTAATGTTACAACTATTACTTTTTTAACTGGGTTAAATGTTGGCGATATTGTTGAATTTACGCAATAAATTAATAATTAAGGATTTATCATGGCAGATGTAAAAATATCAGGCTTACCCGCTTCAACCGTACCTTTGGCTGGGACTGAAGTTCTGCCAATTGTTCAAAGCTCTACTACTAAAAAAGTATCTATTGCTAATGTGACCGCTGGTCGGGCAATAAGCGCGTTGTCATATACCCCTACAGGATCAGCCGTACCTGTAAATGGTGTATTTTTACCTGCAACTAATGCTGTGGGACTTTCTACTGATAGCGAAGAACGCTTGCGTGTTTTTGCTTCAGGCGGTGTTTCCATTGGAAACACTACAGACCCAGGCGCAACTAATTTAAGTGTTACTGGTACTATTACTTCTGCTGCTCACACCGCTAATAGTTTTATACCTAACCTTTCTACAATCCCCACTAATGGGTTGTATTTACCTGCGGCAAACACTATTGGTTGGGCTACAAATAGCACCGCAGCTATGCGAGTTAACGCAACACAAGATGTACTCATAAATTCTACGGCAATAGTTCAAACTTCAAAATTTTCAGTAAGTTTTGATGGTGTTGCTAGAAATGGTTTTGGTATGAATGACTCTACAGGAAGCGGCGCTTCTGTAGGGTATCAAAATTTTCTTCGCAGCGGTGCTGGTGTAGGTAGCATTAGCTATAGTTCAGGCTCAGGGCTTATTTCTTACAATGTAACCTCTGATTATCGGCTAAAAGAAAATGTTATTGATTTACCTAATGGGCTGTCTACTGTATTAAAGCTAAAACCTAGACAATTTGATTGGAAAAATACTGGTAATACTACAACTGGTTTTATTGCCCACGAATTACAAGCTATTTTGCCCCATGCAGTAACAGGTGAAAAAGATGCCCTAGATAGCGAACAAAAGCCTGTTTATCAGCAAATGGATTCTTCATTTCTAATAGCCACCTTAGTAAAATCAATTCAAGAATTAAATGCTAAATTTGACGATTATGTTGCATCACATTCATAGAAAATAATTATGACAACTTTAATACCAAAATTTGATTTAATGAACGGTGGAGCTACACCTACAGGTGCAGTTAATAGACCAATTAATGAAAAACTTGCTGAACAAGTAAGTGTACTAGACTTTGGCGCTGATCCTACAGGCGTAGCAGATTCAACAACAGCTTTTACTAATGCACAGACCGCTAGTAAAAATGTATTTATTCCGGCAGGTACTTATTTACTAAATGGCTTGCGTATATTACATGGCGTTAGTTTAATTGGAGCAGGGTATAACGATACTATTTTAGTTCAAGCTAATATAGGTACACCTGCGATTAACTGTACTTCTGATGTTACAGTAGGCCAGTTAGGGTATTTAAACTTATCTAATTTTAGTGTGCAAGGTAAAGCAGGAGCTACCGTAGCTTCATTTGTTATTTACGCTACAGGTTTTTATGCTGTTTATGATTCAAATTTTGACTTTACTTCTTTTGGTGGGTATCAAGCATTAAATGCTATCGGTGCTACTGCCGCTAACATTTACCAAAATAAATTTAAATTATATGCTATTAATACAACATCAACTACCGTATTTTTAGAGGGGTGTGCGTATAGTACGTTTGATTTTTTTCTCGCTCAATGTCAAAGTGGCGTAGCACTTGATGAAAGTACTTCAGCAAGTACATTTACTAGACTTATAACTGAAGGTCAATTAATTTTAAAAGGTAATAGTACATATATAAACCCTACTGTAGAGCTAATTGTAGGCACTGCTTTACCTGCTGGAAGTTCTGTTATCAGTTGTTTAGGGTCAAATCAAGTATTAATAAACCCTTACATGATTCTAGACGCATCATCTAGTGCTAAAGCAACCTATGCTTTCCAACCATTTGCAAACACAATCCTTATAAATCCAAGAATAGTAGCAACGGCAGCATTGGCAAACCCGTTCGCTTCTGCTTTTGCAAATAAATGGACTTTAATAGGCCCAGGTATAAATAGTTGCCCTAATACAATAGAAACAATATATGACAATGCAGATGAGTCAAAAAATTTAAGAGCTGTATCTTTTGTTGGTGATTGTTCTAACTTTACTTTAAACCCAGTTCCACATGGCGGAAAAAGTGTTCAGTATTTAGCCCCAACTACAAGTTTTAGCTTAACAATATCCAACAACACCGATGCTATGATTATTAATGGCAACGGGATTATTGCTACTGCTACTGTATCGTATGCTTACGCTGGTCAAACTACCATGATTAATGGCCAAACGCTTTCTATTTGGACAGCAAATGCAATTACCGCATTTAATTTTTCAAGCGCAATTGGTGTTGATACATCTTTGTTCCCTACAACATTAACTGCTGGTCAAAAGATTACTTTCATATACCATTCTGCAACAAATAAATTTTATCCAATATAGATAGGTTTATTTAGCCCCTTGACGGATTAGAATTTAGAGAATATATTTTGTATCAATTGTACTGGCGCAATCACCAGGGTTTCGTAAGGAAACATCGAAATGGACGAAAGTCAAGAAGTAGTACTAGCGGAAGTATCCGCGCCAGAACAGGTGGCAACGGCTGCACCTGAAGCTGAAGTAGTTGCGCCGGAAGCAGAAATTACCGCAGAAGCGGCTAAAACCTTCTCGCAAGAGGATGTGGATGCGCTAATCGGGAAACGACTTGCTAGAGAACAACGTAAGTGGGAAAGAGAACAGACCGCTAAAGCTGCCGAAATGCAGACCAGGCGCGCTCCAGCCGAAATCCCGTCGATTGAGCAGTTTAACTCGCCTGACGAATATGCTGAAGTATTAGCAGAACGTAAGGCAGAAGAACTCCTTGCTAGGCGTGAACAAGCAAAAGCACAGTCTGCAATCGTTGAGTCCTATCACGACCTTGAAGAAGATGCACGGAATAAGTACGATGACTTTGAACAAGTAGCGTACAACCCCAAGCTCCCAATCACGGACGCGATGGCTCAAACAATCCAATCTTCCGATATTGGCCCCGACATGGCTTATTACCTTGGGTCTAATCCGAAAGAAGCGGAGCGTATTTCTCGTTTATCGCCACTTTCGCAAGCCAAAGAATTAGGGAAGATTGAAGCTAAATTAAGCGATAATCCTCCTGTAAAAAAGACTTCAAATGCACCAGCACCAATTGCTCCGATTACGGCACGATCCTCTGGGTCGCCTAGTTTAGATACAACTGATCCTCGCTCTATCAAGAGTCTGAGTACATCAGAGTGGATCGAAGCTGAACGCCAACGTCAGACCAAAAAGTGGGAAGCGCAGAGAAACCGCTAAGTAGTACTTCTTAACGGTGGGGTCAGTAGTTCGTAGTCAGGGAAGTTTTTAGACCCACATCTTTGCCGAAAGGTAGAGGGTGGAATACCAGCAGCACGGCCTCCAGCCGCAACAGAAGGGTAGGTAACACCTTGAAACTTGCATTGCGTTTTGGGACAAACAGCAGCGAGAATCTCGGCTTTTTTAAGCCGCGTGGCTTCGGTGTCTTTAAGTCCTGTACGCCCAATAGCAATCTTTCTTCGCGTTTCTTCTGTTCGTTTGTAACCTTTGTTAAACCCTTTATGATGCTCCGTAATGTGCTTATGAGGGGTCGTCCATACCAAGTTATCTGCATGGTTATTCGCTTTGTTTTCATCGCAATGATGAACCCAAGTAGCGTTTGTAGGGTTTTCAACCCAACAAGTAGCTACAATGCGGTGCATCAATCGTTGTCTGCCAAGGCTAAGATACCCGTCATTTCGTTTGGTAGGGGTGTATGGCTTAAATTGTCTAAGTACTTTTCCGCAGCGCGAAACAGCGTAAAGATGGTCAAACATTCGATACTCAATACTTTCAAATGTAAAGCTAATCATGTTGTTTCTCCTTTTGACTTACGAGCTTCTATCTTACCATAAATATACAAAGGAAATACCGTGTCTAATAGCATATTAACGATCGACATGATCACAAGAAAAAGTTTGGAGATCTTGGAAAACAACTTTGTTCTCACACGTAACGTAAACCGCCAGTATGATGACTCCTTCGCTGTTGAAGGTGCCAAAATTGGTTCCACTCTCCGTATCCGCTTACCAGACCGCGCTTTGGTAACTGACGGCGCCGCCTTGCAAGTTCAAGACGACAACGAACAGTTCACAACTTTGACTGTAGCGTCACAAAAACACATTGGTGTTAACTTCACCTCTGCTGAATTGACAATGCAGTTAGATGACTTTGCAGAACGCGTACTTAAGCCACGTATTAGCCAATTGGCATCTTCTATTGATGCTGACGTAGCTAATGCTTACAAGACTATTTTCCAATCTGTAGGTACTCCTGGTACAACTCCAGCTACTTCTTTGGTTCTGTTGCAAGCTCAACAGAAGTTGAACGAAGCTGCTGCTGTTATGTCCCCACGTTACGCTACTGTTAACCCAGCAGCTAACGCAGGTTTGGTTGAAGGCATGAAAGGTCTGTTCAATCCTACAGACACAATCAGCCGTCAGTTCAAGAATGGCATGATGGGTATGGGTGTATTGGGCTACGAAGAAATCAACATGAGCCAATCTATCAAGGTTCATACAACTGGTACACGCGTAACTGCAACTACTACTGTTGGTGCTTCTACTCAAGGTGCAACTACAATTAACCTGACTAACGGCGCTGCTGCTGAAGTTATCAACGCTGGTGACGTGTTCACTATCGCTGGTATTTTCTCAGTTAACCCACAGACCCGTGAATCAACTGGTTCTTTGCAACAGTTCACTGTATTAGCTACTAACACTGCTTCTGGTGGTGGTGTCTATACAGCGGTATCTATTAGCCCAGCTCTGTTTGATGCAACTAGCGCCCTTGCTACTGTAACAAGTTTGCCTACAAACGGCTTGGCTGTTACTTTCTTAGGCGCAGCTTCTACTCAGTACGCTCAAAACTTGGTTTACCACAAAGATGCGATTACTTTTGCAACCGCTGACTTGTTGTTGCCACAAGGTGTAGACATGGCTTCCCGCCAAGTTCACAACGGTATTTCATTGCGCGTTGTACGTCAGTACGACATCAACAATGACAGACTGCCATGTCGTATAGATGTATTATACGGCTTTTCAACGATTAGACCCGCAATGGCTTGCCGTATATGGGGCTAAGCGGTCTGTGAGTACCATACCGAATTGACGATGTGGTACACTACTCTCCTAATTAAAAACTAGGAGAGTAGCATGGATGAAAAGGTTTGTTGTGTTAAAGAATGTGAATTACCCGTTTTAGCTTTAGGTCTTTGCAATAAGCATTGGAGGCGTACTAAAAAGTTTGGCTCACCTGTGGCAGTTAAAAGCCATTCAGGGTCAAATAGGGGTTTACCCGCCGAAGATCGTTTTTGGAAAGGCGTTATTAAAACGGGTAATTGTTGGGTGTGGAAGTTAGGTAAAGATAAAGACGGTTACGGGATATTTAAAGGCATGATTGGAACAGCTACCTTCAAACGCGCACATCGCTATTCGTATGCTTTGCATACTGGTGATTTGCTTGTTGGGGCGCAAGTTCTTCATTCTTGTGATAACCCACGTTGTGTTAACCCTAATCATCTATCCTCTGGTACAAGTGCGGACAATATGCGAGATAAAATGCAAAAAGGTCGGCAACGGGTTCCAGTAGGTGAAGATCATGGGAAAGCTATTCTTACCGAACGTCAAGCCCGTCGTATTCTTAAAGACCCTAGACCTTACGCCGAAATTGCTTCAGAATATAACGTAGCACCTTCCACAATCGGTAGCCTTAAACAGCGCGTATCGTGGAAGAACCTTTAACTTATTTTTTAAGGAATTAATATCATGGCACTTCCAAATGGAGCAGGCGGTTATCAAGTTGGTGATGGTAACTTAACCGAAGTAACTCTTGGCGTTCAAACAGCCCCAACAGCTAAAGTAGCAGCGGCAACTTTAACCGCTGCTGAATTAGCAACTGGGATCATTACTTATACTGGCGCAGCCGTAGCTTTGACAGTACCTTTGGGTACTGACTTAGACGCAGCTTTTTCTAGCATGAAAACTGATAGCTCGTTTGATTTTTCTATTATCAATACGGACGCAGCTGATGCTGCTACGGTAACTGCTAACACTGGTTGTACTTTGGTTGGTGTTGCTGCTGTTAACGCCGTAACATCATGCGTATGGCGTGTTCGTAAAACTGGTACAGCTACATACGTGTTCTATCGTATCGCTGGTTAATGTAATATCCCGCCCTTCGGGGTGGGACTTTTAAAGGAATAAATCATGCCTAATACCAAGCCTGTCGGTGTTGCGTATTCGGATCCAGAGCTTGTTTCTGGAACTACGATTACGGGCGCTGCTATTGCTAGTTCTACTATTGCTAGTTCTACTATTACTGGTTCTACTTTGACGACTGCTACAGTTAGCGGTACGTTTACTTCGACTGCGACAACTGGCGCAACGATTGCAAACGGTACTGCTGGTTTGTACTTTTTGACTACTGCTATTACTGCTAACACCACTACAACAGCTGCCCCTGTTGGTTCATTGGCTACTACAACCAATGCAACTGGCTTAGGTAAGTTGTTTATTGCTGACGGCACTAAATGGCAGTTTCCTGTTGTAGCTTAATAAAATAGGGGGCTTCGGCTCCCTATCTAAATAAAGAAAATATGCCAATTATCTATATGAAGCACCCCATTCACGGCTCTAAAGTGGCTACAATGGAGGCTGAAGCAGAACATGACGAATCACATGGCTGGGAACGCTACGAACTGGATACGCAGCCAGAACCCGTAGAAGAACTAGAAGAAGTAATTGCGGCTCCTGTTAATACACTGGAAAAAAGAACACGTCGTAAAACTACAGAGTAAGGGAGCAAGCTATGACGATTTATACAGCCAACGATCAAATTAACGGCGCTTTACGCGTACTAGGCATCTTGGCTGAAGGTGAAACACCGTCTGCTGCTACTTCTCAAGACGCTTTAACCGCCATGAATCAAATGCTTGACTCATGGAATACTGAACGCTTATCGGTTTATTCTACCCAAGATCAAGTATTTACTTGGCTTCCTGGTCAAATTAGTAGAACACTTGGCCCAACAGGTAACTTTGTTGGCAATCGTCCTATCCTGTTAGACGACTCAACTTATTTTAAAGACCCATCTAGCGGTATCTCGTACGGTATTAAGCTGATTAATCAGCAACAATACAACGGTATTGCGGTTAAAACGGTTACTTCTACCTACCCACAAGTGATGTGGGTAAACATGGATTTCCCTAATATTGATATGTACGTGTACCCAGTGCCTACAAAAGCGTTGGAGTTTCACTTTGTTTCGGTAAAAGAATTAGCAAGCGTTCCTAGCTTGTCTACCGACATTTATATGCCTCCTGGCTATTTACGTGCTTTTAAATACAACTTAGCGTGTGAGTTTGCCAATGAGTTCGGTATGGAGCCACCACCTAACGTAGCTCGTATTGCGATGACTTCTAAGCGCAACCTCAAGCGTATCAACAACCCTGACGACATCATGGCTCTGCCGTACAGCATTGTTGGCACTCGTCAACGGTACAATATATTCGCAGGGAACTACTAAGTATGTTTAATTTTAGCATATTTACTTCGGGGGCTACTTCGTTCTCCTTTAGCCAAATGTTTTCGTTCTTTGTTGTAAATAATATGAGCGTGCTCGCAATTTTGTTGATGTGTAAGAAGTAATTGCGGCTCCTGTTAATACACTGGAAAAAAGAACACGTCGTAAAACTACAGAGTAAGGGAGCAAGCTATGACGATTTATACAGCCAACGATCAAATTAACGGCGCTTTACGC